ATCCAGATGCAGAGAATAAGACATCATCAAATGCAGCATACTGAGCATTAGTAATATTATCAGCTCCTTGGTTAGTTGTAGTTACAATTAAATTTCCACTACTGTCTTTATTAAATCCATAGACTTCAGCACTCGATGCATTGCCTGGCTGGAATTGTCCAGCACTTGAGTTGTAAAGTAAGACTTGCCCGTCTTGTACTCCAGTTGTCTGTACATCATTAGCATCATCAATAGAGAAGTTTGCTAATTCAAATGTTCCGTAGGCTATTGCCTCTAAAATATCTCCAGACGCAGCTCCAGAATTTAATACGATGCTGGTCCCGTTAGTAGCGACATAGTCATTGGATGCACCCGAAACTAATTTTACTCCGTTCAGATACACATCCATGAACCCACTATCGTAGGCCAAGGTATTTGTATTATCATCAGCTCCACTAAATGTTGTCTGTGATGCAGTAGCAGTAAATTTAAACCTAGCAGCAGTACCATTCACAGCAGACGCAGCCGTAATCCACCCGGATGACGAGTACACTTTCATAACTGAATTTGCTGTGTCGAACCATAAATCCCCGATGTCCAAACTTGTTGTAGGCTGAGTTGCAGAGATACGATAAGTTTGAGCAAAATTATTTACATCTGAAATATTTGATGCGACTGTTCCAATATTATTAGATCCAGATAAATCAGCAGCTACTGTTCCGATAGTATTAGATCCAGATAAGTCTGTAGCGACTGTATTAATATTTGTAGAATTTGCATTAACAGCATTAATGTTCGATGCATTATTATTGACAGCCGTAATAGCAGTATCAATATTTGCGACAGCCGTTACATCAGCAGAAATATTTGCTACAGTTGAAATGTCTGCTGCATTGTTAGCTAAAGTTGTTAACCCAGTAGTATTAGCAAGTGTTGTAATATCAGCAGAGATATTTGCTAAAGTAGAAATATTATTAGTAGGTGAAATCTCACCAGCTACTGTTGTTATGTTTGCAATGTTTGTACTATTACCAACTGTTTGAATTACTCCAATGTTTGTTCCAACAGTATCAATCTCAGATACGGCCTCATTTAAATCATTAGCAACTGTTTCAACTTCAGAGACAGCCTCGTTCAAATCATCGGCTACTTTGATTACATCATTAATGTTAGTTGCAACTGTATTGACTGAATTTATATTTGTTGCCACAATCCCAATATCAGTTTCATCAGCAGCTACTGTTTGTATGTCAGATGAAATACCGGCTACTGTAGAAATATCAGATACGATTGATGCTAAAGTATTTAAGTTTGCAGTTGTTGGTCCAAGCTCTAATCCAGTACCAGCACTATCATATGAAATAACTCTTGATGCATTGTTAGCTGGTGTAGCATCATAAGGAAAGTATATTGGTCCAGATGTTCCGGATCCAGTTACTGTTCTAGGTGTACTTGGTTTTAATTGTAAAGCTCTGTCAGTTATTTCTTTAATCTGTTGTTGTCTAATAACTGTGTTATCAAATTCTATATCCAGGTTAGTTGTAGTAATATCACCAGCAGTATTTAAAGTTGTGGTTCTAGATAATGCTAGATCTCCAATAATAGTTACATAGTCTCCAGAGCTCGGAGTGTAATTTGTTCCACCTCCACCAGAGTTATCTATAAATGTAATAGATCCAGTACCATCTGCATTTAATGTAGCATTGTATTGAACACTTAAAGTTTGAGCTGTATCATTTACATAGACTAATAACTCATCTGCAACATTAACTTGAAAATTAAAGTTATAGGTAGCCTGGCCAGTAGATATATACTGTTCCCTTCTTGCAGTTTCATTTATAGCAAATGTAGCCATTATTTACTTCCGGTCCTTTCAATTTTAGCATCAATGTTCATAATAGCAGTTTCTAATTGAGGATAAAGAAGAACAAGCTCCTTGTTAGCTTTCTCAATATATTTTTGTTTCACACCCTCAAGCATATCTAATTGTTTACCAAGCAATGGACCACCAGGAGCATTCTGGTATTTTAACCATGTTGCACTATTCATCTTCTCTTGCATTTCAGATAACATAGTTTTGCCATTATATTCTTTGTTCATTAAAGTAATTAGAGTGTGGTATTGTTCACCATCCATAGCAACATATCTTTTAAATTTTTTAGATGGCATTGACATACCCAGGCCATGAGTTTGTAACCAATCATCAACTTGATTGTATCCTTTTTTATGTAAGATCTTTATAGGATTAATTACACCTTGTTCTGGTCCTACCATTTCTTCACCCCATAAATTTAATGCTGGTTTTAAATCTGGATTAAAGAATGGACTTTGTCTGTGGATCTTATTTAGATTTTTATAAAACTCTCTTACTAATAATGGAATGTCTCCACCATCTTCTCTAGCACCTAAACCAAAAATACCAGCATCTGCTTGGTCTGGTGTAATCATCGTGTCATAAATTTTTGGATCTTGCATTCTAATTAAATAATTAGAGAATGTACCCGTTGGATTAACAGCTACTCCGTATGTTGCATCCATAATCTGACCAACAATCGCACTCATACCATTTATAAATTTAGTTTGATCATCGCCACCTAAACCATTAAATGCTTTTGCTATATCTGAAATACCAGATAAGAATGGTTGCTCACCCATATAGTTGTATAACCAAGTTGTACCAGCAGCAAATAATGCCTGGTAATTTTCATCTTGCTCATAACCATATTGATCTGGTCTTGACATTGCATAACCCATATCAGCAGACATTGCTAAGAATGTTGAAATAGGTTCAAATCTTGCATAACTAAAAAATTTAAAGTTTCCATCGTCTTGTCTAATTCCTATTGAGTATGGTTGATAACCATTTCTAAAGAATGCATCTCTCTCTTTTTTATTACCTGGAGCTCTACCAGTTATAATGTAATTAGAAGATCCATCAGCAGCTCCATAAGCAAAATTACCAAAGGTATACATTAAACCAGCACCCGTAATTATTTTAGATGCAGCTAGTTGTCTTTTTGCTGGTCCATTAGCACCAGATAAATCTCTTCTTACAGATGGCATTAATCCAGCTAAGAATGGATTTCTTTTAGAGCTTTCTAAGAATATGTTAGTTACAGTTTTGTAGAATGGTACAAACATTTTAATAGCTGGTTCATTCATAAAACCTTGTATGTTTTTGAATACACCAGGAGGCAAGTCTTGTTGGAATGTACCTTCGAGCATACTTGCTTTAACATCATTAATTACAGACACATCTGGATCTGAAATTGTTTTAATATAAACTTGTTCTGCGTCTGCTTTAGATAAACCATTATTAATAGCTTGGTTCATCTTTTGAGTAGCAATTCTTTCTAACTCTACCTGGAATAAAATACCTTTCATAAATTCATCTTCAGCTACAAGTAATCTTCCAGGTACCCTTGCAGCAGTACCAATGTATTCAAACATAGTACCTAAAAAAGTATCTTCATACTTACCAGCTAATTGTTTACCAATAGAATTTCTTGGAGGTAAATCTAATTTAGTTGTTGGAGCTCCTTTTTTAAAACCTTCAACAGCATTGTCCAAACCAAGTTTTGTTCCATACTTCAATGCTTTAATCATAGACAATACTTCATTAAACTGTACTCCATCCGGGCTACCTAAAAATGGAACCTTGTTTAATGCAGCAGCAGTTGTGTATTCAAATAATCTTAATGAGTTAAATCCAATGTTACCGGCAGTATTAACAATGTGAGTAATAGGTGACATCAATCTAGAGTTAACCCAGATCTCTACCCATCCATCTACCCATTTAGATGCAAGTGATTGTTTAGCAAACTTAGATGCCTGGTCTGGTCTTAGCATTAAGAAGTGAGAAGAGATTTGTTGGAAACCTTCTGCACTAAAATCTGCATTCATATTTTTAGATAACCAATCAGTTACAGATTTAGCACCTTCAATACTAATACCTAATCCTGGATCCACTTTAGTTATCTCTTGTGTCATCCTCATTTTTCTTGCACCTTCAGAAATATCTGCTGCACTTTGAGATAACATATGTCCGTATAATCTTAGGACTTTATAAAATTCTA